TATTGAAGTCCAAGACCCATCATTAAAAGCATAGCCACTCATCAAGTCAGTTCCTAAAGATTCAAGCTGCCAACCATTAAAAATTTCTTTTACCTCAAGTGTGCTTATAGTAGTTTCTCCGGCTCCTATATTTTTTATAAATAAATCAGAGTGAGAAGGTTGAAAAGTCAATTGTGTTGAAAAAGAACCTGTGGATGGAGTTTGATAATATAGGTCGGCATTTGATGTGTTTCGTAGTTGAACAACTGTAGCAGTTGTTGTACCTGCAATATTAATTTCATAAGTAGACCCAATAGTAAATAAACCTTTATAAACACCTCCATCCCCACTTGTGTCATAAGTATCTGCATCAATAACAGTTGAAGTTAAAGTAGTCCAAGACCCGTCATTAAAAGCATAGCCATTTGTTAAATTAACTGCAGGAAAATTACCTCCTGTTATCAACTCACTAGCTAAAGAGATATTATCCATAGCTAAATTTCCACTACCCTCATCTAAAGGTAATAAAAGCTCTAATGATGATAAAGCAACTGCAGAACTTGATGTGTTATTTGATGCTAATACATTTCTGTTAGCGTAATCATATATTGCATCGTCTTGCGACCAAGCAGTATTCCAAATTTGAAAATCTGAAAGTTTAGCATCTATAAAATCTGCTGACCCATTATTCCTAGCTCCAATTCTTGCTAAAGTAGCACTAGATATATTAATAGCTGTAATAGTCTCATCTACACCTAATTGAACTCCGTTTACAAAACATTTTGCTGTTGTTCCATTTATAGTTACAACAACCCTACTCCAAACTCCTGTTGTTAAAGACCCGAAATTTTTCCAACTTCCTGAAAAAATTGAAATTTCATTTGAGTTAAATCCAACTATAAGGCTATTACTACTAATATGAAATACATTACCCGTTGTTGCATCAGGATTAATCCAAAATGCAACAGTAGCATTAGTACTATTCATACTAAACCCATCAAGGTCAATATAAGTAGTTGAACCATCAAAGTCTAAGGATTTACCTGTCTTCAAAATAGCAGGATGGTTATTACCCGAAACATCAGGAGATAACTGACCCGCTGTTCCATTAGGGGTGCTTGTAATAAATGGTATCCAAAATTTTAACCCACTAGTACTTATACCGGGTTCTCCAACTAATCTAGATACGAGTATTGCATTCGCTATAGAATTTTGCATATTTTACCAAAGGGCTACAATGTTAGTTGCTGTAGTTAAAGTTGCTTTTACTCTTAATACTTGTACAGGAACAAATAATCCGGTAGGAACTCCTGTTAAATTTACAGTGTCACCTCCTGCAGTGATAACATCAATATTACCTGTTCCACCGCAATACAATACACATCCATTACTCACATTATTAGCTTGAGAATAAATAGTATACGCAGCAAATGTAGGAATACCCGTAGAAACACTAAGTTGTGTTGCACTATCTACAGCAGTAACAGTGACTGCAAGGTTTGTTGCCAATCCCGAAGTATAAATAATATCACCTATAGCAACTCTTTTATTTATAAAATCACCTGCTGAATCAATTAGTTTCCCCCCTGCAGAAGCAGTTGCACTACTTGATAAAGTTACTGCAGCTATATTAGGTATGTCAACTGTATCACTAGGTATTACAGTTATTGCTCGTCCTGCTTGTAGTTTTTGATATGCCATTATTTATTATCTTTATTATAGGGAAAAACCCTGTTTAGTGTATCTCTTCTTTGACCACATCCGCAGTCTTTTCCTGTAGCTTTAGCAACCTTCTCTACAACAGATTTAATTCCTGTTGCTTGAGTGAACTTTTCTACAGTATCTCCTAGTCCTTTTGATTTCATTTTATTTATCATCTGCTCTATTGGTATTATATTTCTTACCTTTAAAAGTAAATACTCCTCCCGGTCCCTGCTCTCTTCTTGCTTTAGCAAATGCTTGCCTAAATGCTTGTCCCTTTTTTGCGGGTTTAGTTACCTTAAGTTTTTTTACCATCTTAGAAGTATCAATACTAGTAGATGATGAACTTGGCATTTTTAATCTTCGGCTTGAGGTTGTTAAAGGAGGTTGTTTTTTTCCTTTATTCAACCAAGCTTGATAATCCATAGACATTAGACCCGGAGAATCTCCACCTCTACTTTCATTAGATTTATTAAGCTTTCTTATAACTCTATTTCTTTTTCTTTTAGCTCTATCTGAAACTCTTTGAGCTTTTGATTTACCAAACTTAGAATTACCTGAACTTCCAAAAATATTTGCCATTACCTATTACATCCAAAATTTTTAGCGTAATTAGCCATTTTAACTACACGTTCTGTATACTTACTTGTATTTTTCATTACAGCACTAGCAGCACTACAAGTACTTTTAAAGCCATTCTTTTTAGCCCAAGAAGTAAACTTCCCCTCGTTCTTTTCTTTAATCTGAGGGAATTTTTTTGTTCTACCCTTAGCCGCCATTACTTACGAATAATTGCTCCTAAATGTTCGTGAACTTTTCCGTCTTTAATACACTTGTGCTCATAAGACATAGAATGGTCTCCACCATAAGAATGACCATATTCTTTTTTAGACATAGCTTTTGACTCATCACGTCTATCTTTTAAAGATTGTTTATGAGCTCCTTTGTGCTTGTTTCCTAACGACTCATCAAGTCGTGCATTGTAACCTTGTTTTTTCATAGTATTGTTTATGTTTTGACAAAGATAACTAAAAAATATTTTACCTTTGTTAGCACAAATCTACGAAATTAAATCAAATGAATGAAGACTACTTAAAGTATTGGAGGGTGATACGATACTTTATTAAAGCAAAATACGGTTTAACTCAAGCAGACCTAGATATGCTTCTTTTCTTAAAGTCAGAAAGATATTTCGATAAAGCTAAGTTTGATGAGTTTGATAATTTAATGAGTTGGGATAAGGACAGATTTAAATTACTTTTAAGAGATGGGTGGATACAAGTGTTCAGAAAAAGAAATGGTCCAACAAAAACTATTTACAACCTATCATATAAAGCAAAAAGAGTTATCAACTCAATTTATAAAAAACTAAATGGGGAGGAAATTCCTATGAGTTCAACTAAGAACCCCTTATTCGCTAAGAATGTTAAATATACCGATAAAGTATATAGGAATTTTATAATTGAAATGAACGATTTTATACGACAACAACGACATCGTGCTCCTGAATAATCGTAAACTGCTCGTCTTCAATAAACATAGAATAACCCGCTCTACTATCATAGTAGATTGTGTCACCCTTGTTGATTACCTTAACATCAGTACCTGATTCAGCAACTCTTGCTTTTTTATATCTGATTCCATCTACATCGTCCCCCGAAAGAAGAAGACCTGACTTGGTCTTAACTTCCTCCTTAATTTGTTTTATAGCAATATATTTCCCTATTGGCTTCATTTGGTATCATAACTTCTTGCCATTGTAACAATAGCGTTAGTACTCAGTAGTGTAATAGCAACTGACACAGCGTTTTGTAATGCATTCTTGGTAACCTTCATCGGGTCAATCACACCCATCTTCATTAAATTACCGTACTTGTCATTTTTTACATCGTAACCATATCCCTCTTTATCACACTTATCATCGTTATATATATCGGCATATTCTAATCCTGCATTCTCTAGTATTGTATTGAGTGGAGCAGTCAAAGCGTCACTAAGTATATCATAGGCAATCTTCTTCTCTTCAGACCACTCTTCAGGTAAGTCTACCATATTTCGTGATATATTCTCAAGTGCCAATCCACCACCCGGTAGTATACCCTCAAGGGTAGCTGAACGTACCGCACATACAGCGTCATCAACCCTGTCAAACAACTCTTTATGCTCTAGGTCAGTATTACCACCAACATAGATAACGCCTACACCACCCGTTAGAGATGCTATACGAGACAATATAAATTCCTTCTCAGTTTTTGTAGTTGATGCTTTGTGTGCCCCATGAAGCTGCTCAACACGAGCGTCAATATCATCTTGAGATACTACCTTCTCATCTTTAATTATAATCGTAGATGACCTGTCAACAATAACTTTTTTAGCCTTACCTAAATCATTAGGCATTATCAAACTCAAGTCATCACCCGTCTTCTCGCTGTAGTAAGTAGCACCAACAGATAATGCTATATCGTTCATAAGCTCATGTTGCTTGTAACCAAAGTTCGGTGGTTGTATACAACAAATTTTTAACCCGTTCTTCATTACATTAGCAGATAATGTATTTAATACATTCTGAGAACATGGTGCTACAATCAAAAGCTTGCCACCATCCTGTATGATAGGCTTTAAAACATTTTCAATCTGTAAAATATTACTTATCTCAGCATCACTAACCAACACATTTACATCTTCAAAAATACATTCGTCTTTCTTGTGGTTGTTGATGAACAAGTTGGATGAATATCCCCTGTCTACTTTTATTCCTTTTGTAGTCTCAAAGTGTGTATCAGAAGTTTGTGAACGCTCAACAGTAACAATACCGTTTGTTCCTACCTCCTTGTATACATCTGCTATAACACCGCCTATAAATGGGTCGTTGTTAGCTGATATGGTTGCAACGCTAGACAGCTTATCCTTGGTAACAGGCTTACTTATTTTTTTTAATTTATCCACCACCTCATTCGTTGCTTTAACTAGCTCTCTAAAAACCGCAGTCTTGTTATGACTACCGTCTATAAACTCATCTCCACTACGGACTAAAGCATTAGACAAAACAATCGCTGTAGTTGTTCCATCACCGGCAGATGTTGCGGTCTTCTCCGCTGCCTCCTTAACTATCCTGACCGCTAAGTTCTCCACAGGGTCAAGCAATGATATAGACTTCGCTACAGTAACACCATCCTTGGTGACCGTCATTCCTCCTAAATGTTCTTCTGATTCAATTAGCACTGTATTACCTTGAGGACCAAGTGTGCTCTTAACTGCATTAGTGATTTTTTCTAGACCCTTAAACAACTTAGTTCTACCGTCATCTGAGAAATGTAACTCCTTGGGAGTGTAACCTGATTGATTCATTGTAATTAGATTTGATTTGGTGCAAATATAAAATATTTTTTTAATAACAACAAAATGCTATAATGATGATTTTTATTATCCCTACTATATATATATATATATCCTATTATTATATTTTACATATACTCTATTTTAAAATTTAAATCAACATAATTAACACTACTATTGATTATCAATAAGTTAACTATTAATAATTAACATATTTATAACATTAATAATGTTAAATAAAAACATTAATAAAAGAAAAAGAGGGAATTAACCCTCTTTTAAAAGCCGAAAGTCACTACCCAATCGACTCAATCATCAAACACAATGAACTTATTTTGAGAATAAACTCCTCATATCTTTTCTCATCTCAGCCTTTTCAATACCATCTGCTATTACTTCAGCTTGATTGTTTTTCTTTATCATTTTTCTTACTTCTGCGGCTTGCTCTAAACCACTCTTTCCAACCGGACGATTGTTAATTAATCTTCCATCTTTAACCGTTAAACCACTATAGTCCATCTTTAAATATTTTTATGTGTATACTAATTAATCCAATGTAAATTATGTACTCTGTGTAATTAAATTCTTCGTCAGAAGGATAAAAGGAAAAACCTAAAGCAAATCCTATATTTATTCGGTTCTGAATTGATAACTCATACACAACACAAAGATATAAAAAAAAATTAGATATATAGAGGTCGGAGGTTCTCCGCCACCGTACGCCCGTTCACCGCTCACCAAAACCGATTTTATTTTTTGGGGTGGGGGGTTGTTTCTCGTCTCGGTGTCTCAATTTTTTAGCCTTTTATCTAGGTCGTTTGTCTTCCTGCGGTTATTCTACCGCTCTCCTGCAATCGCTCTCCGCAGACATCTCCTTGCATCGCTCCGAATCACTTGCTCTGACTAGTATACACGTTTAGCGTTTAGCATTTCGCTACTCACATAGTCCGTTATAACGGACTCACTGAATACGTGACAAAGTGAATTGTATTTTGATAGACATCAAGAGAGAACAGATTCCCCATACCCTATCGCAGTTTTATGTAAACAAATGCCCCACAAATCGCTCTAGTCAATCCTACGTACAATCTGAGAATAGATTGTGAAAGATAGGTTATTGGTCACCTAGAACAACAATAAATAGAATTAGACTAAAATTATTCACAAATTACTTGTGTATTAGACAAAAAAGCACGTACTTAGCGAAGCGAGTCCGAGAAACGGACAAGCGTTAACGAGTTAAAACACTAAAAACCAAGTAATTATGACAAATTTATTAGCAATTGAGCAAGAATTTCTAGGCGAGAACATCAACCTATCTCAAGCGACATCATTAATGACTGACATTAATGCATCTGAAAAAACGCAATTTGACAAGCAAGTAAAGTTAGCACAGATAATGTTTGAAGGATTCGAGTGGTTCAAATCAGCAGATTGCAAACAAGCAATGGAGTATCAAGGTATTGAGATGACTACGGAAGACTTTTACAAACGTGTATTTGGATATAACAAATCATTCTTTTATGACATGGTGAAGTTAGGCAAGTACAGAGTAGAACAATCAAACATTGTCGCTACTTACAAGAGAAGTTGTACTAATCTTGAGGCACAAGGTGAGAAAGTCTCTAGGTCAGTGAAAGGATTCTTAAAATTTGCCAAATCTGTTGAAGATGGTGAGACTGCTGAAGTTGAATCTACATCTGCTACATTAATGACATTCTCTGTTAAAGGTGATATGTTTGAAGATGGCAAGGGAGCATCTGTACGTGTTACTGCTGATGGTAAACTACATTTGAGTGGTAATGCTACAGATAAGGTGCCACATGGAGTAATGCAGTCATTCATTGATGCATCAAGAAACATTTTAAATTCATAGATTAATTAATTGACCAAGTCCGTTCAAACGGACGGACTTGCGTCTTAACCAAATAAAACCAAATAGTTATGATACAAGGAATCAAATACGTGAACGAGGGAAATGAGGACAGAGGTGCCGTTCTTCGTTACCATCAAGCATCAAGAATCGGTCTTGGCTTTAGAGAGCATCACAAGACTGCATTCAATGAGGATATTGCTCAATTCCCAAGACGAGTGGTAGACCAAAACACATTGGTTACTGCTGATGGTGAGATTCAGTCTAAGTTTGCGATAGGCTTTGAGGTTGAGAAAAATCGTCTTCATAGAGGAGCAGTGAAAGAATATCCATTATTCAGTCATTTCGAGACGGATTCCTCATGTGGTTATGAGGCAGTGACCAATGTTCTTCCGTTGATACCAAAATCTATGTGGAGGACTAAGGTGTTCAATATGTTCACTGAGGCTAAGAAAATCATTGACGATAGGTATTCACCATCTGACGATAGATACTCGGGGCAGTTTAGATGTGGAGGTCACATTACTATCTCTGTGAATGGTATGAGTGGTAGAGAATTGCTTGATACATTGAAGCCATATTGTGGAATCATATATTCTCTGTATCGTTTTAGATTACGCAATAGTTATTGTAATTCTAATCTGTTTATGGACGAGAATGAGAGCGATATGGTTAATGGTAGAAACAATAAATATCAGCCTTGTAAGGTGATGTCTAATCGGATTGAGTTTAGATTGCCGTCAAGAGTTACATCTACAAAAGATATGCGTGATAGATATGAGTTGATGTATGAATTGGTTGACTTTGCTATCAATGATGGACGTGGAATCGGAATGCTCTTACGTAAGTTGAAACCATTATTGACTCGAATCTACAATGGTGATGTGGAAAAGGTCAAGGAGGTTACTGAGTTAGCAAAGCATTTTCAGAAGATGCTAAATACTCGGAAAATCAACAAGCACGTTGTGAAGTTTGTTGATAAATACTCAAGGCTGAGAGGGTTTTGGGACAGAGCATTACTACGTGAGTGGGACAGAAGAAGTAGTTGATGATTGGGGAGTCCGTTCAAACGGACGGGCTTCCCTATCTCCGTCCACAAGTGAGTGCTTGTGCTGATGAGACCAAAAGGTCGAAACGGAAACTTAATTTAAAACCAATAGTTATGGTAGAAGTATTTTTTGGCAATGAGACTTACGCAGAGTTAGTTGCTACATTTGAAACTGAGGAGATGTTTATGTTATGTCTCCCAACATTAGAGAAAGAGGCTAAGCGACAAGGTGTTGAGGTCTTTGAAAGTATTAACACAAAAAAATAGAAGTTATGAAAAAGTTAATTTATTGGGCAGTCTTTGTATTGCTATTAGCGTGTGGGATATCTTCGATATTTGCATTCGCATTGAGTGGTAACATTGTGTGGATAACTTTAACATTCAGCAGTGTTATGTTAATTAATTTTCACCTAAACAAAGATTAAAACTATGGAAGCAATTAAAAAAGAAGCAAAGTATATCGTGTGGGTAGGTGGCACACCTAACAAATTTAACAATTTATTAGATGCCTACACACATAAAAAAGAATGGCTTGATAAGGGTTGTGACGATATAGTAATTGAAGTAATATTTAAAGTTAATGGTAACGAACATCATCTTTTAAAATAGAAACTATGGAAGCAAAAGCAATAGTAATCGAGGGTAAGTTGGTAAGGATTGATGCCTATGGAAATTTCTATAGGCTCAATGGACTTGGCAAGTGGACTCAGATAGTACCAATGGAATTGTATAACCTAATAACACAGACGGATGAAAAAGAGATTGATTAGATTGATAGTAGATGCTTGTAAATACATAGACGATAAGCGTGACAAGTTAGACCATTACGAGTATGAAACTGCACCTTATTGTGGTCATCACTATCAAGGAACAAATGGAGTTGTATATAATGCAAGTTATCACGAGGGCGAGGGATATGAGGAAGCAAAGTTTCTTGGTTTTGTCTTTGGAATAGATACTGATGGTGATTGTTGGTGGAGTTGGAAATTCAGATATAAGATTGTTAAGGACTTGTATATAGATGGTAAAAAAGAGGCTAGTAATCTTGCTTGGACAAACATCTCAAGTGAGATAGATTCCTTAATCAAACTTAATATTAAGACCAAAAATATGAGGTTTAAACATAGGATAAAGAAGAAGTGGTAAGGTTAACTGATGAGTCTTTAATAGATGAAAACTTAATGCAGTGATGCAGTGAGTTATTAACCAAAAATAAATAGTTATGGAATTTGAATCAGTACAAGAAGAGTATTTAAAGGCTCTAATTAAATCAACAAAAGAACATATTGATGCGTTAAAGAAAACGTCTGATGACGCACATTTTTATCAGGTCAGGTTAGAGAAGTGTAATACTTACATCTGCGATGATATTGAGAAAACAATCAAAATATTAACTGAGAAATTAAAAAATTACAAGGAGACTTTAAAAAGTTATTCATCTAACTAGTTGATAGTCAACACATTTGCATATGTCAAATTAATGTCTTATCTTTGTATAAATTAAGTTTAATAAATATGAACAATGTCCGTTCAGGCGGACTAATTAAAACCAAAGAGTTATGATTACAGAAGAAATCAAAAAGTACAAAAACAAGTATAGCAATCAAAACACATCTAGTACATTGAAAACAACAAAAGATGGATATGTTTTAAGAGTCTTTTGCGATGGTATTTTTTTATTAGGGCAAATGAAATTTGACCACAATGGCAAAAATATTACTACCGACAAAGAAATGAAAGACTTACAAGGAATGGTAGAGTTTTCCAAATCATTAGATAACTAATAAAAACAAAATAATTATGAGTATTAGAACAACATTTTATTACGAGAGAGTAGGCGAGAGCCATGAGGTTATCGGTGCAGTAAAGCATTGTATAAGACCACAATCAACAAAGGTGTGGAAGCAGTTACAGAGAGGACTTGATACTGACAAGTACAGACGTATAGGTTGGAGACGAGAGGAAGGTAACCAATGGAAAAGTTCATCAAGTATCTTAAAAACAAAATAATTATGAGTGAGTTTAAAAAGAGTTTTCAGAAAGTACGTTACGTGGGTTGGGAGAGGTCAATGTCTCCTACAATAGAGCGTGAGAAAAAGACAATGCAATACCACGTTACGTGGAACAAGGAGTTCAATAGTGGCTCGTTTGAAATATACGATGTTGAGAGTGGTGGTAATGACTATTACGCAGAAGGTGGGCTTGAGTTCACCGGTATTGTGTTAGATGGTTATGATGGTGTATTCACATTAGATGACGAGGTTGTTAAGTGCGTCAAGGAGTGGGGTGCAGATACAGAGGAGATGGAAGAAACACTAAAATAAGTTGACTGATAAGGACTGAATGTCCGAAACTTGAGTCCGTGCAAACGGACTTGAGTCTTAACCAATTAAAAATAAATATTATGGGACACATGAAAGAGTTATTTATCTCAATGCAAGAGGGACTCATGCAAGGGATAGCAATCACGAATGCTCAGCGTGAGCGTCAGTTGGATG